AAACCCAGAAGCTGTTACTCAAAAAGAAAAAGAGAGAATAGAAATGTTAAAACAATATATCTATTCTGAATTAATGTGGCCAATAGAAGAACAATTAACAAAAAAGTATCCGAACAAAGATACTGATGAGAAACAACAGAAGATGTATCAAGAAGAATTAAATTCAATGAAGCCGGAAGATATAGATAAGTTTATGGCTACAGAGTTTAGATTACCTGAAGAATCATTAGCACAAGATCTTATTGATTATTTGACAAGAGAACACAAGCTTGAGTTTCTATTTAATAAGGGTTGGGAAAAAGCTGTTATTTCTGGTGAAGAAGTTTATTATGTAGGACAAAAAAATGGAAAGGAATACATTGAAGTTGTAGATAATAGGTACTTTAATTATGATAAATCTTCACACAATTACTTTATACATGATGCTGAATGGTGTACATATGAAAAATACATGTTAATATCTGATTTATATGATGAGTTTAGTGAAGAAATAGAAGAAGATAAAGATTTAAGAAAGAGATTAGAACTATTAACCCCATTTAGAAACAGACAAAAATATGAACAAGGAATTCTAATAGACTATGATTTAGATGAAAATGCAGTAATGTCTTCTAATAGAAGAGTTAGAGTTCTTCACGTAGTGTTTAAGTCTTTGAAAAAGATAAAGTTCATAAAAACAATGGATATTAACACTGGTGAAGAAAGCGAAATTCTTGTAGATGAATCCTACAAGTTTAATCCAATGATTGATATTGAAGAAAGAGTTGCATGGATACCAGAGTATTGGGAATCTACATTAATTGATGAAGACATATATCTTAGAATGAGGCCATTACCAAATCAGTATAGAAACTTAAATGATCCATTTAAAATTAAATCTCCTTATATGGGAGTTGCTTATGGAGTACATAACGGAGTACCTATATCTCTTTTGGATAGAGGATATTCATTTCAATTTATGTATGACGTAATATGGTTTAGATTAATGGAAACATTAGCCACAGACAGAGGTAATGTTCTTCTTGCTGTATTAAAGCAGATACCTAGCGGATGGTCTCCTAAACAATGGTTACAATACTTATTTACGAGTAAAGTAGGGTTTATAGATTCATCACAAGATGTTGTTCAGACAGGCTCAGACCCGCAATATTGGAAATCTATTAATCTTTCTAATAATGCTGACATACAAAAATATCTTCAGTTGCTAGATTATTGTGAACAAAGATGTTTGCGTGCAATTGGATCTAATGAAAATAGAATAGGTACTGTAACACCATATGAAAGTGTAACAAACAATCAACAAAAGATTGTACAATCTTCTAATATTACTGAACCTGACTTTTATCTTCACAATATATTGAAAGAAGAAGTTCTTACTGGATTATTAGAACAAGCTAAAATCTCATTTAGAGAAAACCCTAGAAACATTAGCTATATAACTTCTGACTTAAACATTAAATCACTAACAGTAGATCCTGTATTATTAGAAAGCGCAGAGTTTGCTGTATATGCTTCTAATTCTACTAAGGACCATTCCATAGTACAAACACTTAGAAATCAGATAGATAGAATTGTTCAAGCTTCTCAAGGAGATTTTAGATTTTTAACAGAAGTTGTTACTGCAAATAATCCTCAGAAACTTAAAGAGATGGCAGATAAGATTGCTCAGGATAAAGATGAAATGATGCGTCAGCAATCAGAAGCTCAACAACAACAATTGAAAGCTCAACAGGAAATGCAGCAACAACAAATGCAACATGATAAAGAAGAACGACAACTTGATAGAGAATATAGACTTAAAGAAGCAATGATTAAAGCTATGGGCTTCGCGAACATTCAAGATACAGATGCTAATCAGGTACCTGATGTATTAGAACTTCAGAAATTTAATGCAGATCTAGCCTTGAAAAATACTGAAGTAGGTCTTAAATCAAAAGAACTCTCTTTAAGAGAAAAAGAGTTGAATGAAAACAATATTTCTGAAGAAAGAGATAGAGAAGTACAAAGAGAAAAGATTAAAGCAGACCTTGAAAAAGAACGAATTAAAGCAAGAAACAAACCAGGACAGAAAAAGCAATAGAAAATATTTAAAATTGATACTTACTAAACAAACAATATAATTAAAAAATATACCTTTATATGCAAACACAAAAAGACATACTTGAAAACCAACCCTGGAACTTAGTTGAAGACGAGATTTTAGATCTTGATCCAGCAACCATAACTACAGAAGAAGACGATGATATTAATGAAACTCATACTGCACCGCCTGCAAGTACTAAGAGTGAAGTAGTTGAAGATGATAAGAGTATATTTGCTGTTCTAGCTGAAGACTTTACTGAAAAGGGAATAGCAAACTTTGATCCTGATTGGGATGGATCAGAAGATGAGTTTAGGCAGAAGATTTATGATGATATTAAGGCTTCTGTAATAAATGATTTTAATCTTTCTAATCCAGTAGTAGCAGGATTTTTGGAATATGTTTCATCTGGAGGGGATCCAGGACAGTTCATTCAACAAATATCAATGAGTTCTGCAGTAAGCAGTTCTGATGAGGACGTATACTTTATGTATATGAAAAGCACAACAAACTTTTCTGATGATAAAATTAAAAGATTAATTGAAAAATCAAAAGATCTTGGTGAATTTGAAGATGAAGTTGCTGAGTTCAGAGAAGAAATTAAACAAGCTCAAGAACTTCAGATAAAAGAAATAGCTAAAAAGCAAGCTGAAGAAAAGAAAATAGAGGAAGCCAGACTTAGAGAAGACGCAAAGAAACGAAGAGAATACACTCAAGCCAAAACACTGCTAGGTGTTCCAGTAACAAAGAACAAAGAATTCGAGAAGTTCTACCTTCAACCAACAGAAGTCTACGAGTATGAAGGAAAAAAATACAATGTTACAGGCTATCAAAAGCGTTTACTTGAAAGACAAACTAACAGAGCTGAATATGAAACGTTTTTAGCTTATCTTGAATTTAGTGATTATAAACTTCCAACTGAAGAGAAGAAGGTAGTTGCTGCTGCAACATCTCAATTGAAAAGTAAATTACAAACATATGTTACAAAAGGTGGTAGAACAACCACATTAATAGACGAAATCTAAAAAAATTATGCAATTCAAACAAAGTAAATTTCAGCTGTTTAGGCAAGATGGCAAAGAATTGAGCTGGGGTAATTATACGATGGAAAACCACTTAGGTTACAATGCGTATATTAAACCTACACAAATAGCACAAGACGCAATACAGTTTATTGCCACTACTAAATCGTTAAGTAAAGGTATTACACCTTTAATGGACTTGACAAAAGGTCAAGGCAAAGTTATTACAATTGACACTCGTGAATGGGAATGGAAATTATATGGTACTTCATGCCGTCCCGCAATTGTACTTGAAGATATTGAAGGAGACAACACTACAAAAGGTATTCAGTTTACTAAGTTTCGTTTGAAACTTGACTGCGATTACTATGTAATTGGCGATGTTTTAGCACCTCGTGGTCCTAAACAATTCCAAGCACGTATTCAAGAAGAACCCGTACCCGATGGAGATGGTTGGATTTATACTCTTCAAATAGTAACTGATGACCCTACTTTCTATATTCCTACTAAATTCTTTGAACCTGGTGAGCAATGGAAAAAATTATTCTCTACCTATTCTGAAGCTCGTGTTGGAGCTGGTTCTACTATGTATAATGAAAGCCCTTATTTCATTATGCGTTCTTGGTTAACTCACACTGCTAAGAAATATAGGATTACTGGTGATGCAGCTCGTGCTCGTTTGGTAGTACGTCCTTTTGTACTTGATAAGAATGGAAAAGCAACTCAAACTTCAGATATGTGGTATCACTATGCAGAAGCAGTTGCAGAAAGAGAATGGAAGGAAGCAAAAGTGTTAAAACCTGCACAACTTGAAAAAAGACGCTACTCAGCAGTAGAAAAGAAAATAAGAGAAAAACGCTAATAGGGTATATAACAGAAAAGCCCCTGTTAGTGACAACTGGGGTTTTTATGAGAAAATCGTTATTAGCTTCGGCGATTACCTTGTTAACTTGTCAAACCTATGCAACTGCCGACGATTTTTTGTTTGCAGAACAAGAAATGCCCGTTGTGTTATCTGCAACACGTCTAAAACAAGCGGTTGCTGACGCGCCTGCCTCTGTTACTATTATTGATCGGCAAATGATTGCTCAATCGGG